GATTATGCAGAGGATTACAGGCAATACCAGTTAGAGGTTCGACAGGCTGTTGCTCGTAATGGCTCTGCACCAATTTTACAGATGGATGATGCAAGAAAACTTATTGTAGGGCCATATCAGACAGATGGTAATTATGGTATAAGTTAATGTTGCAACCATTAAGAAATGCATCAAGATTTAGAACAAAATCAGTTTCTGTACCTGCACCTATAGGTGGTCTTAACAGTCGTGACTCTGTTGATAATATGCAGCCGTTAGATGCAATAACATTGACCAATATGTTTCCCACAGTGGGCAAGATTACATTGAGAGATGGTTATTCATCATTTTGCACAGGAGTTGGTTCAGGAGATGTAGAAACATTAGTTGAGCATAATGCAGGTGATAATAGACAATTATTAGCTGTAGGTTCTAATGGCACATTGTATCAAATCAATACTGGAACTGCTGTATCTAAGAAAACAGGTTTATCAAATGGCAGGTTTCAGACAGCAGCATTTAATGGCAGAACATTGTTTGTCAATGGCACTGATACACCTTTTGCATGGGATGGCTCATCTGCATCAAATTTATCAATAACATTGTCTGATAGCACCAGTGCTGACAGTTTTAAAGGTGTCCATGTACACAAAAATCGTGTTTACTATTTTAGGGGAGATGAGCAAAAATTTTATTATTCTGCAACAGTCGATACCTTTCAAGGCAACTTTACATTATTTAATTTAGGTTTGGTTGATAATGTAGGTGGCAACCTAATTCAGATACAGACACTGACAATAGATGGCGGTGAAGGAACAGATGATCTAATTGCTTTTATCATGGATTCAGGATTTGTTCATGTTTACTCTGGCAGTAATCCAAGTTCAGGTTTTTCACTCAATGGATCATTTAGGATTGCAGAGCCTGTCAATGAGATAAGAGGTGCAGCAAAGTTTGGCGGTGATGTAGCTGTTATAACAGCAGAAGGTGTTGTTGCATTATCAAAGGTATTTAACAGAGATAGAATAGGAACACAGGCCACTGCATTATCTGAGAAGATTCGTGGTGACATAATAGCACAAGTTAAAGAAACACAAAATACAACAGGTTGGCAGATATTTATTGATCCTAAAGGTGATAAAATATTTATTAATTTTCCAACAGGTAATTCTACAGATTTGTATAATCAGTTTGTATTTAACCCAATCATCAATGCCTGGTGTTTGTTTCAAAACATACCTGCTGTAGTATGGGGGCAGTTTAATGGTGATGTATTCTTTGGTGGTGCATCAGGTATTGTTTATAAGATAACAGGCAATGCTGATGGCACAGATGCAATTGTTGGAGATATAGCAACAGCATTTAATTATTTTGGTGACAGAGGAAGTCTTAAAAAGTTTTCTTCAGTAGCACCAATGTTAGAGGGTGTTGTAAGTAATATAAGCTTTTCATTTGGGGTAGCTGTTGACCATGAACCAACGACACTTCTTGATCTGACACCTGCACAATTCACAACTGACTTAGCCTCATGGGATGAAGCTGAGTGGGATGAAGAACACTGGGCAGATGCTGAAGGCAGTGCCATAACACAGAGAAGAAAAGCAACAAACAAAATGGGCAGATCAATTTCTTTAAGACTTAAAATATCATCAAGCACACAGCCTATAAGCTTTATTAGTGCAAATTATCATATTCTACCAGGAGGGCCAATCTAATGCCGTTTTCATCAGGAACATTCTCAAGAGTACATGACTGGACAACAGACAGAGATGCAGGAATAAAAATATCTGCAAGCAGAACTGATGCAGAGTTTGATGGTATTGCTACTGCTTTGACAAGCACAATGTTGAAAGATGGAAGTCAGACTTTAACAGCTATGATACCTTTTACTTTGGGTCTGAGTGTACCAACTGATAAAAAACTACAATTAAGAGACAGTGCAATATTTCTTAATTCTAGTGCAGATGGGCAAGCTGATTTAGTTGCAGATAGTGTGATTCAAGTAACCGCACCAACAGTTAACATAGAAGCATCTACAGCCATTACTTTAGAGTCAGATGCTATAACATTAGGTGAAAATGGTGATACAGATATTGTACTGACATTTAATGCCAACAGTGCTGATGGCGTGATTACTTGGAAGGAAGATGAAGATTACTTTTTATTAAGTGATGACATCTTAATGAACAGTACAGAAAAAATACAGTTTGGAGATACAGCATCTTTTATTCAGCAATCTTCAGATGGTGTTCTGAGAATTGATGGTGAAGCAACAATAGATTTAAATGCTTCAACTGAAGTAAATGTTTCTGCTGCTCTTACTGTCGGTGGAAGAATAGTAACAGATGACACCACAGAAGCAACATCAACAACTGATGGTTCTCTGCAAACTGATGGTGGATTGAGTGTTGTTAAAGATGCTGTGTTTGGAGATGATGTAAAACTATTAAGTGATTCTGCTGTATTATCTTTTGGTGCAGATAGTGAAATAACATTAACACATTCTGCTGATTCTGGATTACTTCTTAAACACGCTGCTACTGCTGATGACAAATTTCCTACATTAACATTACAAACTGGTGATACGGATATTGCATCAGGTGACGTGCTAGGAAGAATTGCATTTCAAGCACCAGATGAAGGTTCTGGCACTGATGCGATACTTGTTCCTGTTAATATAGAGGCAGTTTCAGAGGGAAATTTTAGTAGTTCTAATAACAGAACAAGTCTTGTAATAAATACCTCCACTACTTCAGAAGCAGGGACAGCAGGTGATGGTGGTAAATATAGCTTTATTGGTAATGGTGAATTTATAATTAAATCAATGGCAACCCCTGATGATAATTATCCAGTATTAAGTTTTCAAACTGGTGAAACAGACATACAAGCAGGTGATATTATAGGATTTATAAGTTTTTCAGCACCAGATGAAGCAACTGGTTCAGATGCAAATTTGATAGCGGCATCTATTGTTGCTTTATCAGAGGGTGACTTTAGTTCAAGTTCTAATGCAACAATGTTTTCTTTTAGAACTGGTGCAAGTGAAGCAGCCACTGAAAAATTTAGAATTGAATCAAGTGGTTCAGTAGGGATTGCAGCAGATGGTAGCTCTTCTTCAAATTTTTTGAGAATAGGTGCAAGTGCTGATTTAAAAATATATCATAACGGCTCAAATTCTATAATTGAAAACTCAACAGGTGCTTTGATTTTAACTGGTGATGATATTGCCATGAATAGTTCTGGTGGTGAAAGTATGTTCTCTGCATTGGGCAACAGTAACATCAGACTATATTTTGATGGTAATGAAAGATTTAAAACAACTAGCCTTGGGTTTGATATAGTAAATGGGGGTACAAGTTTTGGAAGTTTTGAATTAACTAACTCAGATAATTTAACCATTGACTGTAATAGCACTGACCATGCTGGATTAACATTTGGAACAGCAGAGATATTTCCTAGAAAAAATCAATCAAATTCTGATGATGGTGTTGATTTAGGTGCTGGGTCTATACGTTTTGATGATATTCATGCAACCAATGGTACAATACAAACTTCAGACCAAAACGAAAAACAAGATATAGCCAGTGCAACAACTAAAGAACTTAATGTTGCAAAAAAGCTATCTAGCTTATTTAAAACATTTCGATGGAAGAGTAAGGTTGTAGAAAAAGGTGATAACGCTAGAACACATACAGGCATTGTAGCACAAGAAATACAATCTGCGTTTAGTGCAGAGGGATTAGATGCATCTAAGTATGGATTGTTTATATCACATACATGGTGGGAAAAAGATAATGATGTATATAACACAGAAAAAGAAGCACCCTCTGATGCAACTAAAAGAACTAGACTAGGTGTAAGATACCCAGAATTATTTTCTTTTATCTTCTCATCTATAGAAGCACGACTTACAGCATTGGAGAGTAAATAATGAGCAAAATTACAATAGATAATCAAGAATATAAACTTGAAGATTTATCTGACAAAGCTAAGTCATACGCTGAACATTGTCATGACTTACAAAGAAAAATTGTCAATGCACAGAAAGATTTAGAACAATTAGTTACAG